CGCGCCGGACGAATTGATGGTGGCGATGGCCGTTGCCTGGATGCCTCCGACCGGAGGGGCGTCGCAAATCACCAGTGGCGGCATGATGAACCCGGAACCGCCCTGCGTGATGGTCGGGGCCTGCACCGACCCGCCGACGATCGGATAAGCGGTCGCGGTCGCGGCCGTGAGGCCTGAGACCGGCGCGCTGAATGAAATGGCCGTTCCCGTCGCGATCGTCCCGATGCCGTTGGTGCCGCCCGAGCCAGCATTGGTGATCACGGCGCCGATACACACGCCGGACAGATTGACGAGCCGGAAGTTGCATCCGTCCACGGAGCAGAAATTGAACGTTCCGTCCGGGGACTGCAGTCCGCGCCAAGCGAGTTGGTTCGGATCGAACGTCTGCAACTGCGTCTGGCCGCCGCTCTGCACCGCATAGTTTCCCGGTGGGAACGTGTAGATTCCGCCGCTCGGCAGCGTAATGATGCCGTCGCCGTTGGCCGGCGCCTGTTGCGGGAAGGGGAATTGGCCGCCGACTCGGGACATGGGCGCCTCAGATGTTCAAGAACTGCAGGCCGTCGATCTTCGCGTGCGCCTTGCACTTCACATCGACGAGCTCAAGCAGCGAAAGGACGGCCGAGATGTAGCCGAATTGATTGTTCGGCAGTGTGGATTCAAAGCCCGTGAACGCGAAAGCGGCGCGTTCGTGCAGGAACAGGCTCAGATAGTTGGTGTTGATGATGTAGAGCGTTCCTTCGGGGCAATACGGGTCCGCGTAGAACGGGATGCCGGCGATGTCGAGCGCCTGGAACGACGAGTGTCCGACAAATTGCGCGGAATTCAGCCGCTCCGCCGGATTGATCTGGTAGCGTTCCTGCGGCGTGAAATCCTGGGCCAGCAGGGTCCATGTTCCGAATCCCATGATGGCGATCGTTGGCATTTCGCCGGTCGTCTTCGAGACCTGCGCGATGTACTGCAGCATCAGGTTGCGGGTCGGAACCGTCGCACCGCCGTTGTGGACGTAGACGGATTTCCAGAACTGATTCGTCGCCCGCGTGATGCCGCCGTAGGAAGCCGAGAACGTGCCGTCATCGATCGCGGCCGGCAGGCCGATCAACTGTTGCTGGTTTGCCACATTGTTGTAGAGCGTCGTGGCAAACGTGTCGATCGTCACATTGGTCGCGTCGTTCATGCGCGCGTCAATCAGCGGCACAATCGAGTAGTCGAGCTGCACCAGCCCCTCGAAACCGAGGAACGGGATGGGCGTGCAGTAGGCTTTCAGGTTGAACTCGGCGTTCTGAATGCCAGGCTGTACGCCGGGCTGATTGAACGAGCCGCTGTAATCAACCCACTGGCCTGACACCATCGGGGCGCCCTGCAACGGCGCCGTGATCGGCGACAGGCCGCCGGTGGCAACCTGGGCCGCCGACAACAGGGCCGCCATGAGCGGGGCACTTTTCCACAATTGAACATAAACCCGTGGCATAAAGGCCCGGCGCACAACCGAAGATAGCTCATTCGCGATTGCACCACTTGCGGGCACAATGCCTTGGCCGAATTGTGGCAAATCCGTTCTCCTACCGCACTCCCTGCCTCGTCAGCCCGGTCCTCTTTTTGAATTCCGTGATGACGTTATAAGCAGCGTTTTGCGCAGCAGCGTTCGGATTCTTGGCAAAGTCGGCGAACGGGATGGCCTTCCCGTCCTTGCCGTTCACGGTGGGGAATTCCCAGGTCGCGCCCATCCGCTGATCGTCCGGCGGGCCGTCCATGGTGGGGTTGGCGGGCGGATTTTCGTGCGCGTAGAGCACGGACGCCTCTTCGTAGCCGATCGTCGAGCCGTATCGTTCGATGATCTTCTCGATTTCCTGGATTTGGGGCTCTTGGTAGCGGTCGGTCAGCTTTTCGCGCTGTTTCTGGCGCTCTTGCTGGAGGCGGCGACCTTCCGCGAGCTGTTCCTTTTCGGCCATCTCGGCGCGAAGCGCGTCCAGTTGCTCCTCGTGATCCACGTCCTTGAAAGCGCCGGCCCGATCGGGCTCGATTTCCTTCACGGCCTTCGCGATCGTGCGCCGCGTTTTTGGATCGTGCGCAAGCTTGTGGAACAGCGCCGCGAGGTCGGCCTGCGTGGTCGGGTCGAGTTGGACGGGCGCTTTCGACATCTCGTCCCTCAGATCGGGCGGCCCTTCATGGCGGTCGGCCCGCCGCGCTCAAGGGTCATCTTGTTGTTCATGAACTTGCCCTTGTCGGCCGATGTGAAGCCGCCGAGCTCCGAATAGGTCGGAGGGTTGCGGAATTGACCGTCTTCCATCCGGCGTTTGCCGAGGTCGGAAGTCGGGACGCGCGTCGGCTTCAAGAATTCCTGTGTCATTTCACTCTCCCATGCCCGGAGGGGCAGGCGGTGGTGGTGTCGGGGGGGAGGCTACACCAGGGGGAGGGACGCCCGCAAGTGGCCCCCCTGTATTCTGTGTCGCGGCCATGGACCTGATCGCGGCCGGACCGAGGTCCGCTCCGGTCGCCTGGCCGAACATCGGATTGAGGGCGGACAGCGCGCGCATCAATGCCTGGAATTCCTTGCTGCCGGGCTCGAAGGCGAGCATGCGCATCTGCAGCGTGCGCATTACTGCCTTGATGTCCCCCATCGCGGCAGCCTTTTGGCCCGCACCGCCGCCCGGCGAAACCATCGGCGAGGCGCCCGGACCGCCGCCCGGTCCCGCGACGTTGCCGGGCAGCTTCGGCGGCATGCCCCCACCCGGCGGCCCACCAGGGGCACCGCCCGGTGGTGCAGCGGCAGGGCCGCCCATTCCCGGCATTGGCATTGGAGCAAGAGCCATGGAATGAACTTGTATTCCTGATTCAGGCAAAAAGAAAGCCCCGACCAGCGAGGCTTTCGTGCGAGGCGTTTCAGTAGAAACGAAAGGCTTACTTGCGGCGATGTTTCCGGCCGCGCCGCTTGTCGCGAAGCTGATTCGGGGGGAGCTTGGTCATGGGGTTCTCCTGTTTCGAGTTGCAGCCCATCGGGCTCTGACAAGAGAAAGCTACTTCTTCTTTCCGCCGTGCGCAAGCTGCGCGGCCAGTTGCGGATTTTGGGCGAGCATTTGCTGCTGTTTCTTGGCGGCTATGCGTTGGCCGTGGAGGATGTTGTCGCGGCCGGGCGGGTTGAGCATGCGAACGAACATTTCGTTGTTGATCGCATTTGCCTTCTTGAGCAGGACGGCGATTTCGCGCGATTCGTCGCCGAACAGCGGAGAATGCGAGTGGCCTTCGATCCGCATGTGGACTTCGGATGCGAGCTGCGCGGCAACGAATTTTTCGCTGTGGCCCTTGTCATCCGGCTCGGGAATGATTTCGCTCGCATCGTTGCGCATCTTCAGCTTCAGGCCGAGATCGCCGATGCGCACCAGCGCGGGCTCAAGCTTCAGCGCCGTCCGCTTGATGCGCCCGCCGCCGGTTTTCTTGAGTTCTTGCGCGTGCTGGCGCGAGCGCACGCCAGTGTCGCCGCGGCCCTGCAACACCTCGGTCAGCCCGGACGCTTCAAGGAAGAGGCCATTGATCTCCTTGAAGTCGGCGAACAGGTCGGGCGGCATTTCGGGATGCAGCTCCTTGACCGTCGCTTGTGGCATCTGGTCGAACAAGTAAGTATCGGCCCCGCCGAAAGCGTCCATTTTTTCGTCGGTCAGGCCCATGAAGCCGGACCCCACCTTCGGCGGGTACGCCTGACGCTCCAGGATGTCGGCGATCTGCTCCAGCCGCTCGGTCATCCAATCCTGGAGCGGCATCAGGCGGTCAAGGTGCGCGACGCCCCAGAAATAGTTATATTTCGTGTACGGCTGAATCTTCGTAAACGGATGATCCTTTGGTAAAAAATAATTTGTGTCCGACTTGTCCCACGCTCCGGACTTGATCTTGCCGGCCTTCTTCATTGCGGCGACGGTTTTCTTCGAATCGCTGATCAGGATGTCCGGGTCGCACATGTGAAAGATTCGATAGTCCTGCGCGTCCGAATCCCAGGCGTACAATTCGTGGAATCGCACCATCGGGGTATCGACCTTCGGCTGATAGGTCGCGAGCGGAACGTAGGACGGGTTGACCTGGCCGACGATATTGCCTTGCAGGTTTGCGCCGCCGGTCGCGCTGATGATCATTCGGTTGAGCAGGTCAGGGAAGGGGGAGACGAACGGCTTGTTTTCAACAGCAATTCGAGGAAGGTCCGAACCTCTCCCGGCTCGTATGACACGTTGAGCCGCCTCGCTCCACTCAAGAAAGTAGGTGTGACAAAAGGCAGATTGTGAATCGAGATCGGGCACGTCTTCCCGAAACACGCCAAAGTTTTGAGGCGGGACGAGCTCCGCCGTCTGCGCTTCGCGGACATCGTTCCATCCCTGCTTGAAGATCATGGTGTCATAGACGAGCGACCACGGGATCGCCTCGGCGATCAGGTCGCTCAGTCCGTCGTCCTGGAAATCGTCGTTCCACTCGTCCTGCAGCGCGATAGCCTGCTTGACCACTGCATCATCAGCGTTTCGGTCGGCAGCGATGTTGTAGAAGGCGTGATCCGGCGCATACAGAAACGCCGCTACCAGGTCGATATGCGACTCCAGGCGGTTATATCTGACCTGATCGGACGAATCGGTTCCGAACAGGAAGTATCGCTCTCGACGATTGTAGAGCTCAGCCCGGTCATTTCGGCTTGCCGTGCATTGATCGACGAGCCACTTGACGCGCTCCGCAAGCTTGGCCTCGTCGTCGGGGAAGTTCATCGGAGGCTACCAAGATAGTCACTGAGACACCAGAGTATCAATCCAGCTATCACGACGAAGACGACGCAAAGCGTGATAATTTCTCCCAATCCCATCACTGCCTCCCGACGTGCCGCGCGGCGAACTCGGTCATGCTCTGCGGCCCCGGCACCGAGCGCGAGTGCGTCAGCGCGCGACCCGTCGCGACCTTGCCGTGAAGGTTTACCGCAGCCTCGCTGACCTGGCACGTCGCGCCGCCGCTCGAGACCGGCGCGCTGAACCCTGGCGCGAAATGCTTGACCGGCATGTCGGGGCGCGGCTGCTCAAATTTGGGCATGGCGCGATTGAGGCGCGAGGCGGATGGCGTGTTGATGTTGCTCATCCCATAATCGCTCGCGAGCGACCGCACGCTGGCGTCCACAGCGGCGGCTTTCGTGCCGATGTGGCCGCCGCCCGGAACCCACTGCACCCGCGCACAACCGCAGAAAGTGCAA